AACCCAATCGGTCTGACCGGTTCGCTCGCAGGTCTGCGCGTTGTTTGCGACACTGGCCTTGACGCCGGAGAGTCCGCATTCGTAAACGACACGGCCCTGCGTCTGTACGCATCGTCTGTTGCACGTTTGCAGGACGAGAACGTCATCAACCTGTCGAAAGAGTTCTCGGTGTATATGTATGCAGCGATTGCCCATGAGACCCCGAGCGCGATTGTCCCGATCGTTGTCGACTAAGGACTAACCCCTCATGACTTGGACTGACCTCAAGAACTACGTAGGCGCACCGGATTCCGATGACGCCTTCGTTGAGACGTGCTTCGAAGATGCGTCAAGCATGGTTAGCGTATTTGTTGGACAAGCCTTCGTGCCTGTCAACGTACGCGATCGTGCAATTCTTGAGGTTGGTTCCGAGTTGTATCACCGACGTTCAGCCCCTAACGGTGTAGCGCAGTTCTCTACGTTCGACGGGTCACCTATTCGTATTGCGCGCGACCCTATGGTAGGTGCGTATCCACTCTTGACCCGATATGTGGGTCTGGGGGTAGCGTGAGCGTCCTAGCGACCACACAGGGAGCCGTAGCAGACCTTCTGGGCGATGCTTTGGCCTGTAAGGCGTATGACTACGTTCCGGAGCGTCTAATCGCCCCTAGCGTCGTTGTCGTGCCTTCGAGCCCTTGGGTTGTTTCAGGTAACACCTTCGGAAAGTTTCTCGTCGCATTCGTCGCCGACGTTGTAGTCCAAACTGCAGCGAACGTGACGCAGACAAAAGACCTGACGGATCGTGTGGAAGAAGCAATCGTCGCCCTGGTCAATGAAGGCTACGAGGTTGTCGAAATCGGGCAACCGACGGCCCTCGAGTCAAACGGGCAACAATACATGTCCGCAACTATTCAACTTCAAACACAAGTAACCCTCTAAGGAAACAATCATGAGTGCAAGAATCAAAGGCACTGGGCTCGTCCTCGAAATCGACGGTGTGGACTACTACGCAGACTGCGTAAGTGCTGTACTCGAGAACGAAGAAGCAGCCGCAGCCGTTACAACCTTCGCTGACGCCGCAGCAGGTGGGGCACGTCAGTTCTACTTCGCTATCGAAGCAATTCAGTCTCCGGACTCCGCTTCGCTCTGGTCGAAGATTTGGGACAACACGGGCGACGTTGTTAACTACACGTTCGCACCAACCGGCAACGACACCCCTGGCACAAACAACCCAGTGTTCACGGGAACAGTCAAGATTCCGGTTAAGCCCTTCATCGGTGGCACCGCATCAGCGACGGGTGAATACACGTTCACCTCGCGTTTCGACTGCCAACAGGAACCCACAATCGACCGCACCCCGTAATGCCAATTCCGGAGCTCGTATACAGTGACCCGAATGTCAAAGTTTATGTTCGCGGCATTCGGGAAACTGTGCGCGCTTTAGAAACAGCAGGAGTGCAAGCTCAAGACCTGAAGAACATTTTTGAGCGGGCCGGGGCAGTTGTAGAACGTGCTGCAAAGGTTCCGGAGCGTACCGGGAGACTCGAACGGTCTGTACGGATTACTAAGACCAAAAACCGGGCAGCTATTCGTGCAGGTGGTAAGCGGGTGCCTTACGCAGTCGCAAACCACTTCGGACGCAGCTACCCGACAACCGGAAACCGTGTTGAAGGAACTTTCTTCTTCAAAGACGCTGTTCAGTCGAAGCGCGGGCAAGTCCTAAACATTATTGTCAGCGGACTTGAGAAACTATTCAAGAAGTACGACCTCGGCAACCCGCCGATAAGGGTCACCAGTTTCAGAACAAAATAGGGAGCAAACATGGATATTCAGACACTCACCCTGGGCGAAGTTTCGAAGATTGAAGAGATCTCCGGACTGCCCCTCTCAGCTATGGCGGACGAGGACAAACCCAAGGGAAAGCAAATGGCGGCAATCGCATTCATTCTCATGAAGCGCGAAGATGCCACGTACACACTCAAGCAAGCTGAAGCACTGACGTTCAGTGAAGTAACAGAACTTCTTGGCAAGGCTTCGGCAAAAAAATAAATAAGGAGAGGTTGCAAGACATGGCTACATTCGTTGTCGCGTTCAACTTCTCACCCAAGGATTACTACGAGATGACACTCGCCGAACGTGAAGCAATTATCAAGCAACACACTCGAGCAAATCGTAAACGATAAGAACTCCCCGGGCAGGTTTCCTCCCGCCTGTCCGGGGTCATAAGGATTGAAACATGGCTAACGGATCGCAGACAGTAAGCGCAGTTATTACCGCTGACGCTAAACCGTTCAAACGTGCAGTCCAAGACGCCGGAGGAGCGTTCGACGGGTTTGGGAGGGCCGCTCAAGGCTTCGGTATTATCGCTGCCGCCGCGTTCGCTGCCGCTAGTGCCGCCGCTATCACGTTTCTCGCAGACTCCGTAAAGGCTGCCGCTGAAGCTGAAGCAGTAGCCAGGGGCCTTGAGAACGCCGCCGAGAATGCGGGAGTGTTTGCGTCACAGGCCGGAGGAATTGCGGGCGCAACTGAAGCACTCAAGAAGTACACGCAACAGCTCGGCATCACTATTGGCAAGGACGACGAGAAACTTCAAGAAATTGTTACAGGTTGGTTGGCAGTCCCAGACCTTGCAAGCCTTGGTGTTGAAGGCCTCGAGAACCTCCTGAAGGTTGCAGCTGACGTTGCAGCGGGTACAGGGAAAGACTTGGACTCGGTTGCCGGTGCGTTTACGAAGGTCGCCGGAGACGGTGAGACGGCCCTGTCAAAACTGTTGCGTCAAGGGATCGTGTTCACTGACGAACAGAAGAAGGTTTACGAGTCTCTCATTGAGAGCAACGACGAACTCGGGGCGCAAGCGTTCCTTATCGAAACTCTTGGCGACAAGTACGAGGGCGCAGCTGAAGCCGTAGCAAACCCGTTCGACCAACTTGCGGAAATCTTCAAGAACTTTCAGGAGACCGTCGGGGCGCAACTTCTCCCAGTGCTCGAAGACCTAGTCCCACAGATTCAGGCGTTCTTCGACGAACTTGCAAACGACCCAGAGTTCATAAAGTTCCTTGAAGACATGGTCGACGAGTTTGTCAAAATGGCTCCGGAACTTAAAGACCTTGTACCGAAAATGTTAGACCTGGCTAAAGTTGCAATTCCCGCGATGATTACCCTGTTGCCGAAACTTGTCGATATTGTCACGCTGTTCAATGAGGCTCTCGGTGAGGGTGAGTTCTCTCTCGACGAGTTCAAGGGATTCCTCGAAGCGATCTACACACCCCTGAGTATTCTTATCGGCATTTTCGGAATTGTTATTGAGGTCGTAAAGGAAGTTTGGGACAGACTTGCAAAGGCCGACATTCTTACGAAGATTGTCAACCCGATTGCAAACGCTAAGGGCGCATTCGAAGCCCTTGCCGACGCTATTCAACTTGTTATCGACGCATGGAACACGTTGTTCGGCACTCAGCAAAACAAACCGATTAGGAACATTGGTTCAGCTGATTCTCTCGAGCGTCAACTCACCGCCCCGCCACGATACTCCGATGATATGCGTCGCCCGTTGACTTACAACATCAGCGTAAACGCTATTGCACCAACAGCAGAAGTAGGTCGCGCAGTCGTTGACTCATTACAGGCTTATCAACGTATCGGAGGGTCGCTCGTATGATCTCGGGAGATTACACACGGGAACGCATCGAAGTAAGTGTTGGTGCTACAGCTTTAGAACCTGAAACAGTTACGTTCGAGATTCGACGCGGAGGTCAAGAGTTCGGGCCGTATCGTGGTGGCCCCGAGGTTGGTACTGCGACTATCAACCTTTATTACGCCCCAGGAGCCTATGTCCCGGTCGTAAACTTTGTTGTCGGCTCACGTGTTGAGTTTTCGCTCGTGAGCACTGGCGGCAGTCTCTACGGATATTTGTTTACCGGTCACTTGCAAGACTATTCAATCGACTATGTTCTCGACGAAGCCACAAACACGTTCGGGCAAACTGTCACACTGTACGCATGCGACCTTGTTGGTTATTTGCAACGTGTAAACATTCCTGGCATGGTTACGTCTCGGACAACAAAGAATGTGTCTTGGGAAACGCGCATGAACACCCTGTCCGCTTCTATCCCGCTCTCTGGCGGGTTTGCGCTGCCAACATCACCCGAGTCTCACATCTTCCGCCTCGTCGACAACAACCTCGACGCACCCCTCACGGAACATCTCAACTTGGCATGCAACAGTGTTGGGGCAACTTGGTACGTAAACAATACGAACAGTGTGCAGCCCTTGAAGAAGGGGGAGTACCCTACGACGGGCATTTTGTTTACTGATCAGCCCGGATATTGGACTACTGGGAACAAACCCGTAAAGGCCGGTTCAATCATCGGTTACAACGTGGAGTATCAGCGCGTAGACGCAGGTTCAGACACGGGAAACCTGGTCAACACGATTGACCTGACAAACATCATCCCGCGCAACATGCAAACCCGGGCAACAACTGGGGCCCTTCTTTACAAAGACCCGGCAACGGTTCCGGGGCCACGACTCCCAGTACTTGAACAGGTCTATAGGGCACAAGACGCAACAAGTGTTAGCACGTATGGGGCGCGCACAAGAGAACTTCTTACAAACGTTTACCCGTACCGGACAACCGATGCCGAGGCTTATTACGTCGATTGGAATACGTGCATTGACCCCGGGTGCGAATACCAAAACGTTCGACTGACAGACACAAGCAACATTCGTTGCGATCTAACATTCTCAACGACTACGCCTTACGCCGGAACCCATTCGGGAGCTGTCACGCAAACTGTTGTCGATACTTCTGTCGGTTTCTATATCGGCCCGACGGAGGGTTATGCGTTCAAAGTGCGACCAACTGTTGCGACCAACTTCTACCGTATGCGCGTCCGGGCAACTAACGCGAATACGCTCGTCACTCCGCAGGTTGAGTGGTTGGACTCTAACGGCGCTTCTTTGGCTATTCAAAACTCCGCGTTCACCAACTTGACTAACGGCGTTTGGACTCAAATTGTTTGCACGTTTGTACCTGGCACAATTCCCGCCCGAGCTGTTGCGTTTCGCCCGCGCGTTGTCTTCGGCTCAATCAGTGGTGCCACTCACCCAGTTGGCACGATATTCCGGATTGACGCAATCAGCGTAAACCAAGGCTTCGACGCTGCCGCCGAGTTCAGCGGAGATACTCCTGACACAAGCACAATTCTTTACGCCTGGGAGGGCGACCCCGGAGACTCGTTCTCGTATCGTACAAACAACATTCTTGACAACCTCGGGGCCGAAGTTCTTACGTATTGGAAAGAACAGAAAAACAAGATTCGGTCACTAACTTTCAACGCCCGACAAAACTGGGAGACAGTGCTCGGTCTTGAGCCCGGGGCCCGCGTCGACGTTCGTTTCGCCGGAGCAAACTACACCGCATGGATTAGCAGCATTCGATACCGCGCAAATAACGAAGACTGCATGATCACACTGAACCTTTCAAACCGCCCGACCTCATGGATATAAGGAAAAAACAATGAACACTCTGAAAAACATCTTCACTGAAAACGTTCGCGCATGGATTTACCGCATCGCACTTAGCGCAGGGTCTCTTGCAGCCGTGTACGGCCTTCTGACGGACGAACAAACCGTAGCCCTACTGGGACTTGTCTCCGCAATCCTGAACGTTCTCCCGACGTTGAACACGTCCACCAAGAAACATGACGCCTGACCCTTCGACGGCCCGCATAACAGTTAGAGAGGTGTACGACGCTGTTATGTCACTCCGTAACGAACTACAACACACCCCGCGCATGGTTGACGATCACGAGCAGAGACTTCGTGACCTCGAAAAGCGTGTTTGGAGTGCCGCCGGAATTGCCACAGTTGCCGGTGTAATCATCAGTCAAATTATCGGAATGCTAGGAGCATAATGAAACACCCAGTCGACCCAAATACTTACGACGCTTCTGACCCATTCGGCAGCATGGGCGGGGGCAGAACATACCCTCACACAGGCTCCGATTACGGGGTAGCGTACGCGGAAGTTTACGCGCCCTGCGACGGTGTTGTGTATCACACGGGTTGGAGTGACGGTAACGGGAACTACGTCACCATGTATCTCAACGGGCACGACTGGGACGGTGTAGCCGGTGGTGCGTACATGGCGTTTATTCACCTTTCGAGCATCAACGTTGGTGCAGGACAGGCCGTAAAGCAAGGGCAGAAAATCGGGGTATCGGGGAACTCGGGCACGAACTCGCGCGGGCCACACTTGCACATCACCCTGTCGAATAGCGACCTCGCACACCTCGGAATCGGGGACAAGGTTGACCCTTACGCCTACATTCAGGCGCGCCCAAACATTCAGGCCCCAACCCCGTCAGCAGTTGTTCCGCAGAAGCTCACAGATCGGGAGAAGCTCGTCTTGCAGCGCAAAGCAATCGAAAAACAAATCCGCGACCTGCGTAAGAACAAGAAACCCGTACCCCTGCGATTGAACAAAGAACTCAAGAAGATTATGGACAAGATTCGAGGTAAGAAGTGAGTTTCCCCGCAACTTCCCCAGTAGTGCAGATTTACGCCGGGGACACGTATACGCAGCGTTACATATTCAAAGACTCAGCCGGCGACCCTATCGACCTTGTTGCCGAGGGGTGGGACGAATGGAAGGCACAGTACCGGGCGACACGGCCCGCAGTTGACTTCTACGACTTCACAGTCGACGATACGGACGCTGACGAGGGCGTAATCGTTGTGTCCATGTCAAAGGAAACGACCGAGAAGCTCACACATAACGGGGTATGGGATCTACAGGCCTCGAAGGGTGCAGAGCTGAAAACTTGGGTCACTTCTGACGTGCAAGTAGAAATGGACGTTACTCGTGTCTGATATCACTATCGAAGTTCCTACGGAGCTGACGTACGTCATTGACGTGCCCAGGGGGGAACAAGGCCCACAGGGTGCTACAGGTGCTACAGGGCCACAAGGCCCCGCATTGACGCCCACAGAGGTTTCCTACACTGTTAGCGCCGGGACGTTCGGGACTCAACCAACTTTCACAGGCTCACCAATGTTCTACGGTAGCTACATGCTTGTCGGTGATCTGGTGAACTGGCGCATAAACGTTGAGTTCGACAACATTACGTCTTTCGGTACGGGCCAGTACTACGTGTCTCTCCCTTTCGAAGCGAAGTACGGGACAATGTTTCGTGGCGGGTGTTTGCACCGCGCAAGCAACGGAAACCAATACTCAATCGGAGGGCACGTTCTCCCGGGCGAAAGTCAGTTGACGCTCTGGTACATCGGCAGCAACGGGCACGACGAAGTGTTCGACCATAACAGTCCGTACAATCTCACCACTGCGGACTCTTTCCACATTTCAGGCACATACATTAGGACGGCGGATTAGTGAACGAAAACGACCAAGTAGGCGCATACTCTGTGCCGGTTGACCCTATGGACTTTCTGCAGTGCGACAGCTGTCAGTGAGACACGCTAAACTGTAACCGCGCCATATGATCACGCGCTTGATGACACCCCTCGACTCCTCCCGGGGGGTGTTGTCCTTTACGGGGTAGGAATGGTTTCGACGAGACTTCAAGCCCGCATGCGGACAGTCTCGGACTCGAGTTCGAATCTCGACTACTCCACATCAAGAACACGACGAGCAATTTCGAGCTGTCGGTCTGTGAACTCGTGCTCGTATGCAATGCGTTGCACACGCTTCTCCCGAGCTTTCGCCGGGGTGTACATCTGGGGCAACGAAGTGTACAAAGTCGTGTACTCGAGGGCCTTGCGTTTACGCTCCTCATGCGCCTTGACCATAGCCCGATGTTCGGCAGTGTGAAACGACTCCGCAGCAACTTTTAGCGGGTCAAGCGATTGCAACCATAAACCGAATACGTCTGTCATAGGCTCACCTTAGTGTGAAACACGATCGGGAGAGAAATCCCCCCAGGAGGAAATGTCACTCACTGGGGGGAACGCCCGGAAAGGAACGAGCGTAATGAGCAATCTACCTAACGTAGACGAACTAATCACTGTGGCGCACCGCGTCGCAACACTGCCAAACGGGTCGAAGGAATGGCTCGAGGAACGTGGCAAAGGAATTGGCGGAAGTGATATCGCCGCCATTGTCGGTTACTCCAAATGGGAGAGCGCGTATTCGCTCTGGTGCAAGAAAACCGGGCTCATCCAAGACTCCACAACCTCGAGCGCGATGGAGTGGGGCAACAGGCTCGAAGACGTCATTATCGACAAGTTCGAAGACGAGCACCCCGATTACACGCTTCTCCGAAATGTTGGATCGTGGGCCCACAACGAAAGACCCTGGCAGAAAGCAAACCCTGACGGCCTGTACTTCGACGCTAACGGGGAGCTCTGCCTACTCGAGGTAAAGACCGCCCAGTATGAGGACGATTGGAAAACTCTCACGCCGGGAGAGTATGACGTCCCGTTGCATTATCAGACACAGGTGCAGTGGTATTTGCAGACCCTCGGCTTGAGCAAGGGAACCCTCATTGTGCTTTTTCACGGGAATCTCTACAAGGAGATTACGTTCGATGCCATGCCGTTTATGCAAGATATCAACCTCGAAGACGCTGCGAAGTTCTGGGAGCACGTCCAAGAAAACAAACGCCCAGAATGGGACGGGAGCGACGTGACAGTAGAAGCAGTACGTAAACAACACCCAGACATTGACGCCGACGAATCAGTCGAACTCATGGAGTTGGCAGCCGAATACAAAATCGCCGACGAACAAGTCAAGGCGTACACCGACACACTCAACCGGACGAAGGCCGAGATTCTCGACATTATGGGGAATGCTAAGTACGGGACATACGGCGGAGAAGTCGTGTTCGTACGATCAGCGCGAGGGCTGGGCGTCCCGTATCTGACAGTGAAAAAGGGAGCAATTTAACATGGCGCAGTTCAACCTGGCGGATTATGAAACCGTCGCAGACAGAATCAAGAAGTTTTGGGCAGACCACCCAAACGGTGCTATCGTCTCGGACATCATCGAAAACCCTACAAACGGAGGTGAATGGGTTGTCAAAAGTTATATTTATATCGACCGCACCCAAGAAGTGGCAGCTACGGGACTTGCGTCTGAAATCCCTGGTACTGGCATGGCTAACAAAACCTCGGCACTCGAGAACTGCGAAACGTCTGCGATTGGGCGGGCACTGGCGAACTGGAAGTACTCAGGTAATAAACGGGCGAGCCGTGAAGAAATGGCTAAAGTCGCGCGGGGAGCACGACC